TGTTAAAACAAGTATTATTGGGGCAGAGAGTCCAGAAGTTATAGCGCAAGCAGATAGAGTTCAAGATTTCATGAACTATCAGATTACCGATAAGATGCAAGAGTATACACCAGACATGGATCAATTACTTTTTCATTTACCACTAGCAGGATCTGCTTTTAAAAAAGTTTACTACGAAGCAACAAAGCAAGCAGCTGTTTCAAAATTTATTCCGAGTGAAGATTTAATTGTTAACTACTTAGCAACCGATTTACAATCAGCGGAGCGTGTTACGCATATCGTCAAGATGTCACAAAATGATTTACTTAAACAACAGGTGGCAGGATTTTATAGAGATGTTGATGTTCAAACAAGTAATGAAGAAACGAGCATACAGAAAAAATACAATCAGTTAGAAGGTGTAGAAAAAACTGGGTATGACGAAGAGGTATACACTTTATACGAAGTGCATTGCGATTTAGACATAGAAGGTTTCGAAGATATCGACGTTACAACAGGAGAGCCTACTGGTATTAAAGTGCCTTACATTGTAACGATTGATGAAGGCTCCAATAAAATATTATCTATCTATAGAAACTATCAAGAGACCGATCCCCTTAGAAAAAAAATTGAATATTTCGTTCACTACAAGTTCCTTCCTGGTCTTGGTTTTTATGGTTTTGGTCTTATCCATATGCTTGGGGGTTTATCACGAACGGCTACCTTTACGCTCCGTCAACTTATCGATGCGGGAACATTATCAAATTTACCAGCAGGATTTAAAGCTAAAGGAATACGAATTTCCGACGATGATAGTCCATTACAACCAGGAGAGTTCAGGGACATAGACGCACCAAGCGGGGACTTACGTTCCGGTTTGATGCCACTTCCATACAAGGGACCTGATCCAACATTATTTAATCTTTTAGGTTTTTGTGTTGACGCTGGACAAAAGTTTGCAGCAGTAGCTGATATAAAAATTTCAGAAACAAATACTAACGCTCCGGTTGGTACAACTTTAGCAATGATGGAACAAGGCGCAAAAGTTATGAGCGCTATTCACAAACGTTTACATTACGCACAGAAACATGAGTTCAAATTATTAGCAAAAGTATTTGGAACTTTCTTACCTCCTGAATATCCATACGCCGTAGTTGGTGGTAATCAGATGATTAAGCAAACAGACTTTGATGATCGTGTTGATATCATTCCTGTTTCAGATCCAAATATGTTTTCAATGTCACAGAGAGTGGCAATGGCTCAATTACAATTACAACTGGCACAAGCTTCACCAGAAATACATAACTTACAGGAAGCGTATCGCCGAATGTATCAAGCTTTAAATGTTCAAAACATTGAAGCATTGTTACCTCCACCACCAGAACCAAAACCAATTGATCCTGGTGTAGAGAATGCGATGGCTTTAGGATTAAAACCACTGCGTGCTTTTGAAGTTCAAAATCAACAAGCTCACATTGATGCACACAGAGCATTTATGTCTAGTTCTTTGGTAAAATCTAACTTACAAGTGTTAGCATTATTGCAAGGACATATTTCAGAACACACTGCATTACTTGCAAGAAAAGAAATTATGGCACAAATGGGACCACAACTACAACAAATCCAAATGCAGATGCAAAATCCTATGATGGCACAAAATCCACAGATGCAACAACAGGTACAACAGGTACAACAAGAGATAGAATCACAGATTGCTACTCGAATTGCTGAATTAACTAACGATATGGTCGCTGAAGAACAGGATTTAATAGAAGCACAAGGCACAGATCAGCTAGTTGCACTACGTGAAAAAGAATTAGACCTACAACAACAAGACATTCAACGTAAAGTTAATGAAGGAAAAGAAAAAATAGCTTTAGATCAGATGAAATTTACACAAAAAGAAGAATTACAGACGCAAAAGATAGATTCTATTGAAGATATCGCTGAATTACGTGCGAGAGTAGCCCTCGAAAAGATGAATAAGGACAAATAACGTGAAAGATCCAGATAAATGGTACCGAGAAATCTATGATACAGCTAAAGTAGCTATCGATGCTAACAAAATTAACCCTATAGAGTTTGCAACAGCTCTTATAAACGTTTCAAAACTACTATTGATAGAGGAAGTAGGAGCTACAGAGGCACAAATCTTGTTTGATTTTGCAAATAAAAGTTTTATAGTAGAGTCCGAAAAAATAACTTATCATTAAAGGAGATATTATGGCATTAAATAACCCTAAACCAAAGTTCATCAATGGTTCATTATACCCTAATGCAAAAATGACTGTTTCTAATGACATGAATCCCTATGCAGGACCTAATGTTAACAAAACACAAATTGCTGATGTGTATAGTGCAACAATGGAAGGACCAAAAGTTAAACAAAATTTAGGCGCTGGACCAAAAGGTCAACGCAGTAAAGTACAAATTAAAAAAGTACCATTCAAAGGTTTGTTTTAGTGGAATGTATGCATTGCGGTCATGCATGCCACTGCAGTAATGGTGGTTCTTGTCAATCATGTGATTGCAAAAACTGCGAACATGAGCTAGAAAACACCATTGAATTCGAAGCTGACTTCGATTTCACTATTCATTAACTAAGGAGGTTATATGAACTTACTTAAAGACTTATGGGCACACTTGAAAGAGTGGTCGGACTGGCAAATGAAGGACTGGATTAAAGCTGCTATTGTAGCGATAATCGTAATTATTGTAATCGGAGCAATATAATTTTATGGTGTGGCAATTATTAGCGAAGCCCTTATTAGGTGTGGCCACAGACGCCGTGAGGGGTTTCGTAGAGACTAAGAAATTAAAAGGCGAAGTTAAGATCGCACAAATTAAAGCAGAAAAAAAGAAACAAGAAGATTTAGCTGCCGGAAAAATTAAATGGGAAGCAGCAGCTGTAGATCAAATGAAAGGTTCGTGGAAAGACGAACTAATTTTAATTTGCCTACTGGCTCCAGCAATTGCAGTCTTCGTGCCTGGTTGGACACCACATATAAAAGCTGGGTTTGAAGCACTCCACTCACTTCCGGACTATTACAAACACTTGTTATATCTGGCCTGCTCAGTTTCATTTGGCGTGAAGGCGGGACCAGCAGCTATGAATTTATTTAAGAGGGGTAAATAATGGCTAAGAAAAAATTAAAAGATTTAAGTGGTGATGGGAAGATAACTCGTAAAGATGTTTTAATTGGACGAGGAGTTCTTAAAGCAAAAAAAGGTGGATCTGTAAAAAAGAAAAAAAGTAAATCTACTGTAAACAAAGCTGGAAATTATACTAAACCAGGACTACGTAAAAAAATATTTAATCGTATAAAATCACAAGCTTCACATGGGACCGCCGCTGGACAATGGTCAGCGAGGAAGGCCCAGGCAATGGCAAAGGCTTATAAAAAAGCTGGTGGTGGTTATAAATCATAATGGCTTTAGCAAAGTCACAAAAAAGTTTAAAGGATTGGGGTAAACAAAAATGGAGAACAAAGTCTGGAAAAAAATCAAGTGTTACTGGCGAGCGTTATTTGCCAAGTGCAGCGATAAAAAATCTATCTTCACAGGAGTATGCTGCCACTACAAAAGCTAAAAGAAAAGCTAAGAAAAAAGGAAAACAATTTTCCAAACAACCTAAGAACATAGCAAAGAAGACAAGGCGTTTTCGATAATGCCATTTAGATCTGCAAAACAAAGAGCATATTTGTATGCTAATGAACCTGAAGTAGCGAAGAAGTTTGCAAAAGAACACGGAAATAAAATTATTAAAAAAAGGAAAGGCGGTTTTGTCAAAGTCAAACCACGAGGGTTTGGAAGAATGTTGGCGAATAAAAGACCAGTAACGAAGGTGTATGTATGAATATGGAAAGACTATTACAATCCGTTAAGGATCATGAAGGATACAGAAACAAAGTATATCTTGATACCCTAGGTAAGAGAACCGTGGGCGTAGGCCACCTCTGCGTTGAAGATTTTTGGGAAGATGACAAAGAATATGAAGAGAAGTTTCTCATGACAATTTTAGAACAC